TCACTCTGTAAAGTCTCAATGTCTACACCGAGAATATTCATCGACCTTCTCGCGTCACCAGTTGCGCCGACAAGCTGAGTCATTACCTTTCTGAGGCCCGTACCGGAGTCACTTCCCCGGATACCGGCATTAGCCAAGAGGCCGATAGCGGTAGACGTCTCCGTCATAGATATTCCAAGACTCTCCGCAACCGGACCCGCGACTTTTATAGACTCCGCGAGCTGCAACAGGTTAGTGTTTGAGCTGGTTGTTGTGCCAAGAAGAATATTGTTTGCATCGGATAATTCATCGACGTTAAGCTTAAACGATGCCATTGCGTTGGTCACAACGTCGGCTGAGGACGCAAGGTCTAGCCCGGCACCGGAGGCGAGCTGTGCTACTGGCAGAAGCGCCCCGACGCTCTCGGACGCACTCAGGCCCGCCTGAGCCAAGAAATCAAGAGATCCTGCCATCTCTTTTGCTGTAAATACGGTCTCCCCAGCAGCCTTAAGTGCCGCGTCAGATATCTGGGTATAAACCTCATCTATCTTTTGCCCCTCTTTCACCATTTTACCGGCTGCCTGGGTTATGCCTAATTCAAATTCTGCGGAGGCGCTTGATAGTTTCTTTATGGCGTTAGTGGCAACGCGGAGCCCCTGAAAAGCAACGAAAGCTTTTGCGGCGTTTTGAATGTTTGCCACAGAGCCCGTAAAGCCCTTTATGCTTTTTCTTGCGTTTGCCGTGGCACCTTTTACCTTAGTAAATCCCGCCTGTAGTTTTCTCACGCCAGACTGGAAGCTGGCCGTGTTCATACCTGCTTTGAATTCTATGTCGTTATTAGGCATTCACCGGCTCCTTTAAAGAAAAAGATTCTCGGGTGCCGATCGCTCCTTTGCCTCTAACCGCATCGCATCGAATCTGGACATACCCTTGAATTTCGATGGTACCATCTCGACCTCTTTTTTGAGTTCCTTTATGCCTAGTAGCTTGTTTGCGGTTATGGTTTCTTCGGTCCAGCAGTTCATTATCCAGGAGGCGTGTTGTGCTATTTTTTTGTATGACTCGGCCTCGTAATCTGCCCGAGCAGAGCAGAATTCGGTCATTTCTCTTATGGTCATCCCGCTATAAAGATCGCCGTTACCGATGACCTGTTGAGGCGTGAGCCCCTGCCGGTAACATCGCCTAACCCAATATGTTGCGTTTTCGCAAGTTACTTCGTATCGGTCGATTTCTTTTTGGGTTGGCGGGTCTTTTTTACGGCTGTTTCTTTTTCCAGCTCCTCGACCTCTTCTTCTTCGTCGTCAGAGAATGCCTCTTCAATCGCAGGTATCACGTCGTTCTCGTAAACAACTACCATTTTTCCGAGCTGCTTAGCGTAAAGCCCCCCGCCACCGATACTGGACATGTAGGCCTGGGCTGTTTTTAAGCACAAAACATCGTAGTTCATATCTACGTCGGAATGTATAAGTTCCAGGATCTCGTCGTGAGTTATGGGGTCTTTTCGCCGCTGACTTGCGCTACCGGAAAAGATAAGTGCCGCAACAAAATCTGCGTCCATATCGAACACACCGGCGGTAGACATATCATTCATTGACTCTATAATCATGATTCGAAACTTGGGTCTCTCTTGATATTTAAGTCTCCACAACTTTTTTAATTCTCTTATTTCAGAAACAGAAAATCTAAGCGTAAATTCCTTACCACCAACAGATACCTTAAACGCGTCTCTAGCTTTCATGACCATAAAAATTCTCCTATAGCCATTTATTAGCACAAAAAAAAGCGAGCACCAAGGCCCGCTCTTGTTTATTTTATCACACTTTACGCTTGAATGTCACGAACCAATCCAGATAGCTGGATATCATAAGTGACCTCTACGCCCTCGCCAAAGCTTTTGTTTTCGTCGTTTGTAGACATAAAAGCTTTAGAGAAGAACTCAGGAAGGCCGGAGCCCGCAAGAAGCGCGAAGTTTATATAGAAATCAACCGGTGTAGGTGACGTTGCCGCCTCAAGCACCGCTTGACCTGGGTCAGCATAACATCGAAGCGCGGTAACGCTCAGTGTGGCAGTCGTCTTACCGATACAGAACTCACGGACAGCGCCGGAATCCATAGTCGTTATATCGATAGTCTCACCGCTTCGGCTTAATCCGAAGGTTTTAATTTTTCCAACCCGAGTTAGGGTTGCGGAGCCACTTGGGCTCGCGTTGAACATTGATTCTCCTGGTACGCAGCACATATCAAGACTCCTTTAGCTTTTCGCTATAATTGTGTTATCTAGTTTATCAACAGCGATAAAGCGAAGCCCGACAGTCGTAGTGTTAAGCTTGATTGATCCGCCCCATGCGCCAGTGTCAAAGTTTGCGTAATAGCCCATAAGCACAGGCTGCGAGGCATCCGTACCTGTTAGTGTTTCGGTTCGGATACGGTTAGAATCCGAAGAGGCACCGCCGCCCGTAACGTCGCATGTGTAGGTTGTCCCCGCACTTCCGACCAAAAAGAACAGTGCAATGTTGCCCGCATTAGGGATCACATATTCTTGGCCAGAAACCATGTCATTTGCTTGGCTTATCGCGTCAGTTGAAAAAAGAGGTTTAGCCTCTGGGTTTGAAGACTTAAAGCCGCCCTCGTCCTTGATAACCGCAAGTCTTGCATCGCCCGAGTTGAGTGCGACTTTTTGCTCGTCAAGTGTATTGAAGTTACGCGGCTTTGTGCCGAACATGTAAGCTGCTCTTGAGTTAATAGCCGTGACGGATATAGTATCCGGACCGCCACCGTCCATCGCGTCTACACCCTCAAAGTCTACCGTTCCGTTTGTACCGTCAGCGTACACAACATATAAGTTGTTACCCGCATTGTCTACCGTATCTGCCGCCGAAGGCGTTACAAAATCAAGAACCGGTATGGCCCCAAATTGTTGTCGGCATGATTGTCTATCTAGTTTAGCCATTTAAATTACTCCTTGTCTTGGACCATTTTAGCCCATGTTCTTGTTTTTTCGTTTGATTAAATAACAGCATCAAATACTCACCGTAACGGTGCCGTTATATGAATTATCGCTAGTGAAATAGTTATAAGTTACGCCGCCTATATCTACTACGGACCCAGCCGTAAAAGCAGAAACAGCACCGTTTGCGTATATGTCCTGCCCAGGCTCTGAGTAGGTATCCGGGACAAGCAAGAAAACGGGCTCGTCGCCTGCGACTACGGAAAGGGAGGCCGATCCGCCGTTAAAGTCTACCGACTCGTAAGAAGAAATAATAGAGACATTGTAGGAGCCAGCTCCGGCGTAAACAGGTAAAATGTCTCTACATATCTCAAAAGAGTAATTAAGCGAAAACATGTACCTATCATCTTCATCCTTTCCTATGTTTATCATGCTATTTATTGCACTGAAATTTCCAGCACCTTCGGGTGTGCTTATCTGAAGGTCGCGGTGTATCTTGTCGGCGAGCCTTTGTCCACCGTCGTAGTCGTCCTTTGCGGACGTAATGAGAACCTGAACCGAGGGTCTCTGTATGGATTCTCGGCCAGATATGAATGTTATATCGGGAAGCCCCCCCGTGGAGGTGAAATTCACATAAAAACCCCGGCTATCGGAGTTATTATGGACCTCTCTGGGTATTGCGAACTTTGGGCAAGAGAAACAATTAACTCCAGGCACGAGCTCCGGCATTCTACCAGAAACGTGGTCCATAACTATCTCTTCTGGCATTCTCATTACGACACCAGCCTTTTTATTTCTCTGGCTATCTTTCTCGACAAAGATGTTCTTGCGCTATCGGCCCACTCCCTAAAGGGTGTCTCAAGGTATTTCGAGCCCGTGCCCTCTGTTGTGTAGTTTGCGTACTGAACCTCGTGAAGTTTTCGAGCGTATTCCGCGTAATATCCGATAGTTATAGAGACCGAGAACGGGGTTATGCTTACCGGCGAAACCTTGCCGGACTCTCTTAGCTCACCGGGGGTTCCACCTTTACCTACGCCGTCACCGAATGGGGTTAGGCGCTGGGATTTTGCATAAACCTTGTCGTTTATTTCGTCCTCAAGAGCCCGCGCAATTATCTTGTTAGCGTTGAGCCTTAGCTTTGCGAACTTTTTCTGTGTCCTGTCTACGGACTTTTTTGTAAGGGTTATCTCAAAGCTCATGACAGGGTGGCCTCGTAATGGCTATCGCATCCGCATGGATCTATCCGGTGCATGGGTGACTGTATCTCTACGGAGTTCTCTTTCTTTGCGCTCGCCGCATCCGTGTAGTCACCTGGGGCCCATACCCTATCTCTAAGGTTGAGTGGTTCCACGCTGTATATGATAGTCCTGGTTACGCGGTGCTCTCCGTTTGTGTTGCGGATCATATCTTCCCTTTGTTCTATCCAGCAATTTATCTCTAACGGCTCTCCGTACGTAGCCACGCCACGGGCACCTGTGCTTTCATATCTTGCTAGAAGACATTTCTGTGTGAGGAGGCAGTCGATGGAGCTCATTAGTTAACCTTTACGTGACCTATTGTTGCGCTAATATATACGAATTCGGCCATCTCGCCGTCCGTGTCTATGATGTAACTAGAAGGGTTTACGCCATAAAGATTTCCGCCAAAGTTTATAGTTATGTTATTAGTGGAGGCGTCGTTAGCCGAATCAACAACCGCAAATTTCTCGCCGATCTCCCAGCCGCCTGCGAGCATCGTTGTCGATGTTGCTCCGACACTGGTGTCTACGGGGGTGAGTTCGCCGACCTCAGCGGTGAAGGACCCCGCAACCGTAACCTCAGAAGCAATATCAAGCCCTTGCCTTAGCTTTCTGTGATAAACCTTACCTGCGGAGTCAGTGGTTAAAACAAACTCGGCAAGAGTGGAGTCGGTGGCGGTGTCATCAAAGTTATTAAAGGTTATGTCGGTTGTTATAAACTCGGCCCCGGCCTCGCTAACCTTTATTGTTTGAAGCCCGCCAGAGTTAAAGTTTCCACCGGAAAGGAGCGATACACCGTTGCTTGCGTTTGTGGATAGCGCGGCGATGTATGGAAAACTCACGACGTTTGAACTAAGACCGGTAGCGGTTGCGCTCAAGGCACTCACACCACCCGCTGTTAGGTTTACAGTTTCGTCGTCTGCTCCGCCATCCGGGTTCACCTGCACAAATGTTGTATTATCGCTGTCCTGTATCCTGTCTGACGTTGATCCAGATACGTCAGAAAGCATTGCGATTGTTCCGTCTTTGTCTGGCATCGTGTATGTTCTTGTTTGCCCAGAAGATATAGATGAAGTCTCGAATCTTGCGACTTTGGTTGTGTCCGCGTCATCGAAGATCCTTAGCAGTGAGTCGCTAAATTCACTAGACGCCGCAACCCCAGTCCCACCCAGCCCCGTACCTAGCGGTGTCCCGAGCAAACTGTAGGTTCCAAGGTTCTGCCATGTGCCACTGTTTGTCGTTGTGTGCCTTAGAGCAATTCTTGCGATAAGAAACGCGGTTCCCTTAAACTGGGGTGGCACCGTGTACACTGCTGTGTTGTCACGGTCAGCTATTACCTGTGTGTTGTTGCCGTAGCTCTTTGTAGGTATGTTTATGTATCTCTTGCTGTCGGTTGCGCCGTTAACCCCACCCCATATAACTAGGTTAAATCTCCGGTTAGACATTGTGGCCGAATTTAGGTCTTGAAGTACCTCGTTAATGTTATCAATCTTTGAAAACTGGTTGGGTCCGTTTCCGTAGTAGTAGGGACCACCGCTGAATGCTGGAAAATCTTGTCTGTGTAGCTGGTAAACCTGGCCAGCCGTTGTGTCGATCTGGACATCATCCGGTGAAGCCGCGTTGGTTGTTATATTTACAGTAGGCGTGATTCCTGATATGTATTCAGCACCAATCGCGCGAACCCGCTCCCGAACATGTGAGAGGGGGCCTCGCGAGTCGAGAGGTGACTCTGTGTATCTCTGTTTCAAAAAGCTGCCCTCAGTGGCCCATGTTGCGGCGTCCGGTACGATTACCTCGCCTATCCAGGCAAAAGCGCCTATCGGAAGTGTACTCGAAACGTTGAGCTGCCCAGCCCCGCCGTTGTTTGTTACATATAGGTGGTTTACTGTGCTTAACCCCTCGGTCAATGCAACCCTTGCAGCACCGCCGACTCCGGGGCCATTCGTGCAGTCTAATGTTATCTCTGCCCCGTCAATCGAAAAGATCATATCACCGCCGCCCATTTTCTCAACGTCAGCGACCAATCCCCCGTCATTTACTACGGTTATCTCAGGCTGGTCCTGAGACATTCCGTCGGCCAGTCCATAGGCCACAAGAGTTCTCTGCGCACCGCCGACCTCGGCCCATTCGTACCCGGTCCCCGAAAGATTTTGAACAAGGGCCTCTCCCGGTAGTCCATCCGAAAACTCCGGTAGGTCAGGTATAATCTCACCCAATAGTTCGGCTGCTGCGTCTTTTCTTAGAACGTAATGCCCGCCCCTTCCGGTCCTGGGTAAATATAACTCTTCATTCACGATGTTGTTTTTTGTCATAATAATTCCTTAGACATGTAGCCAAACTATGTCGGTGTAATTTCCAGTCCCAGAGACCATTGAAATTTCGGTAAATAGATTCGTTTCCGTTGAGGTGTCTACGTATGTGAAAATAAGGGTGTCTTTATGGTACGCCTTAACCACGCCAGCTATTCTTGATATCTCCATCTCGTCACCCGGTGTGGTTGTTGCCACGTTGGTGTTCACTACGGCCCCGTTCTCTACTGGTTTTACGCCGTTAGTGGTTGAGCCGAAATAAAGCCCGTACTGGATCGTGGTCCAATTGGCGTCAACATAGGTCTCTGAGAATCCTATCATCGAACGCTCTAGGTTTTGTGTGTTTATCTTGAACCTTAACCTGAAATCAACACCATTAGCTACTGAACCAAAAGTCGCCCCTGCGTCCCAATCACCACCAGAGCCGCCATTCTTAAGTATGGCGCCCAGAGACGTTGTAACGTTTACGGCGTTTTGCCATGGGTTTGCGGTGGAGCCTGGGATCTGAACGTCGCTGTAGGTCTCAAGGATAGATGTCGTTCCAAGTGCGTCACCGGAAACTCCGGCCTGCGCTGTCTGATTTCCTGACGCCGAAGGGTTAACGACAAGTATAGCTTTGTTAGGGGTAATTATATCAGTGCTTACGACAGAGACATCGGGCCCGAAGTCGAAAGCTGTTGCCCCATTGTAGTTCTCACCCGCAACCTCTATCGTGTTATTTTGACCGTTCTTTGCGTAGTAAGGATCAAGAGAAAGAGTATTGTTATCAAGTAGCGGGACTGGTACTGAATTTCCAGAAGAATCTCTATAGTAAAGTCCAGGCGAATCAATCGGGGCCGGTAGCGGTGATACCAGAAGATCCCCGTTAGCGTCCAGGTACATTACGTTATCGACAGCCCTGGTCGCGGTGTCGTCGCTTAGGGCGTTCTTATGTACTATGTTTATGTTTTGGGTGTTTATTTGAACCTGCTCAGAGCCTGGGGTCTGTAGCACGGTTAAGGAAGAAAGCCCTCCGCCGAGTATCTGAAAGCTCTCACCAAGAAGCAATCTCCGACTACCGTTGAGTCTTCCACTTATAAGGTCACTGTCGGAAACATCCATGCTGGAGCTCGAGTCAGCGTTCTGTATCTTGTCGGAGGCTCCTGCCGATATCGCATCAGCAAGAAGCTCTACGGCGGCGTCTTTTCTCAATACGTAGCTACCGCCAAGCCCCGTTCTTGGGAGGTGCAGTTCGTCGTTTACTATGTTGTTTTTGCTCATATCTTAAACCTACGCTCTGTCGCTATAGTACCTTTTGTACCTATCAAGTATGTCCAGGTGTGAAACCGAAAGCCCCCTTATCACTGGCCTTCCTGTGTTGTTAAGCTCGCTCGGCGAAAAGTAGCTAACGGAAACGCTGCCTATCTTTTTGCTCTTAATATCACCGCAATTGCTAACTTTTCCGTTATAGAGCTCGGCAGCCCCAGCCATAACGGCGTCCTTTATTGGCCAGGGCAGGGTGCAGATACTATCGTCTTCTGGGTCGCCACCGTCGGCGAGGCAGTAGCCGCCCGAATATGTCACCTTATAGCTGTAGCACTCAGCGCCAGCCTGTTTTCTTCTATTTGAAGAAGTAATCCTTTTCTGGGCTGTCCACGAAAACTGGCAGCAAGAATTGACTACGCCAGCCCCGGAGTCAACTAGGTACTTATCGTCACAGCAACATGAGCACATGCTTTCGCAGCAATTATCTTCAAGCTCTATCGACTTTAGATTAGATATTGGGTAGCGGGATAATATGAGAGAGTTTTGGCCAAATCCCTGCACGTATTCAACGTGATCCTCAACGTATCCCAATTTTCTGTCCAAGTAATTTTCTATAAGTTCTGAAGATATTTTTATGTATCTCTCTGCCTTAGCCTCGTCGATAACCTCAAGCCCGAGGTAATCCTTAAGATCCTCAACGGAGCATAACATTATCTCCTTATTACCGGTTGTGTCGCATACTGATGGCATATGGTAATAATACAGCTTTAGAGATTTTTACGTATTAACTTCTCATCGTCGAAGACTTTGTTTTTAGACTTTACGCTCTTTCTCTTTTTGGGTTTTTCTGGGAAAAATTCTCTGGCAATGTTCTCAAAAACAAGAAAAGAGGCGGTCTTGTCATCAAGCTCCGCCTCTTCGTCTCGTTTGTAGTTTTGCCATCCTGTCAGGAAAACTACGCTTCTCATTAAAGCTCCGTAACTACGGCTTTGGAAACTGCGTGCTGGCGCTCAAGTGATCCTAGGATATCAACAGAAATAGCATCCGCTGACGTTCCGTTGAACTCCTGGTCGATAGCCGCAAGTCTAACGTATCGATTAAGTCGCCCGGCGTCGATGTTGGTTGCGAGGTAAAGGATTGAACCTGCCCCTGCATTACCGGCACGAATCTCGCCTTCAACTTTAATTGTGTTAGTTGCAGCATCAAAACCATCGATCAAGTCTTCACAGTAAAAGTCAGTTATCGTGACCTCAGTCCATGTCGAAGCGTCGGTGGATTGCTCCAGCTTGAAAGCGATCTCAAACTTGTCTCCGACCTGCGGAAAGACTGTGCTTCCACCTGCCGCTGACGCGTCAATTACCGCGTGAATGCCGATTCCGTCGTGCCGCTCAACCTTGGTTAATTCAGCTACAGGGTCATAAACCCGTGGAAGTCGATCTATGTAATAATTACTTGCACCAATAGCCGCACTCGCATCTGTCAGGCCACTTGCGCGAGCAAGTACCTGGTAGTATGTGGTGTCAGCTGGTGATCGGTATGTTCCGTATAAACTCATCTCAATACTCCTTATGCGATCCAGTCGATGTTTTCAAGAACCGCAATCTCTTTGCCGTCGTGACGGAAGCCGATGTCCACGTTTGTTTCAGCGTAGAAATCAACATGCGTAGGACATGCTCGTGTTTTTGCCAATCGCTCAAGCTTCATCAAGGGCGTACCCGTACCGTAAAGCACATGACGGAAGTCAACCAAGATCAACTTGTCCGATGGAACGTTGTTAGATGAAACATATTTGTAACCTTGAAACATTCCTTGGGCCATTTCAGGGAATGCAATGTTTCCGTTGCCGTCTGAAATCTGAACCAAAGCCTCTTCAACTTCGTAACTCATTAGGATTTTTCCGCTGTCGCGAGTAGGTCGAACGTTTTTCTTCTTCAATACCAAGCGAAGCTTAGACATGAATTTTCGTACTTCCTCAAGCGTAACTTCTGCTCCGGCCTTAGCGCCATCAACAAAGTTTTCCGCAGGGCACTTGTTAAGCAATCCCAAAGGCTCGCCGTTTGCGCCTGTTCCGTATATGAAAGCCTGGTCGATAAGTGTAGCTAATCCGTCAAACATGTCTGCTTGAAGAATGCTCACAACGCCAAAGCTTGAAAGACTTAATAAGTCCTCGCACACTGGAACGATTAAGCTGGCTTTCTTTTGTTGCATTTGCATCATAT